CCATCAGCATCGGCTGTGAGGAAGGTTGTTAAGGTGCCGTTAACCTGTTGTTTTAGGGTTACATCAATATCCTCGGCACCTGAGGTAGTTGTAGTAGCGTTACATGCTAATTGAGCATTGATATCTGCATCTGCGCAGTCTGAGTCTTTGAGGTCTAGGGAGGGAGAGGCATCAATGATATCAAGATCTGCAACGATACTCTTTTTAGAGTAGTGAACTGTCATTGTTTTCTCCTAGGTTAGCCGACCCTTACAGAGTCGAGGGTGTATGCTGTTGAAGCGTCTTTGTTGGCTACAACGACTTTGACACGGACCCAAGAGTAGAGGGCCAGCTTTTCATCGTTGTCTGCTGCGATGAAGTCATCGGTCCAAGAGGCTACCCCAAAGGTAGCGTTGGTGATATCGTCATACGCAATGGAGGCTGCTGCTGCGGCGTTGCCTGCTGCCTGCATAGAGCCTTCCAGGGTTACTGTGATGGTTCCGCCGCCTGCGCCTGCGGTCCATTCGAGGTGGAGGCCTGCCTTGCGGGAGCCCATCATGTCGACGTAGTAGTAAGTGGTAGCATCTGCGGCTGCACCTGCTGCTACTGTTACCAGGTTAGTGGTAATCTTGCGGGATTTGAATGTTGCCATAAGTGTTTCTCCTTTTCATGGCCTGTGGCTAAATCTGCGGTACAAAGAGCATGAGGTCGGGTTATGGATTAAATACATGGATAGGGGCCCCTGAGAGCCCCGCACCATTTATTTAACCGCTTTCACGGGTTTTTCTTCTTGCTTTTCCTCTTCCTGTAAAAGAGCTTGAATGGCTCTAGCCTCTCCTTGTAGGCGTAGGAGTTCCTGCTTAGCTTCGTTGATCTGCTTATTAAGCTGATTATGAGCATCCACCTTTTCCTGCAAGAGGGTTTTAAGATCCATTAGGGCTCCTTATTAGACAGTTGAGAGGGTAACGCCGTTGTGTTCGATAACGATCCATTTGTTACCTGCGACAGCCATGATTACAAGGAGATCACCTGCATCTGCCATTGTAGCTGTGTTGTCGCCGATATCGCCTGAAGCGTAGTAAGCATCACCTGCTGCGGTGCTTACCACAACATCTTGACCACCATCTGTGTCGAAGAAGAAGACCAACTGCTGACCTACCATCGTTGATGCATCTGGGAGAGTCACTGCACAGGGGTCTACGCCGTCTGTAGAGATGTGATGGATATGGGTCTCATCCGTAGGAGCGAGAGCTGCCGTACCTGCTGCCGTAGTGGTGACAGGGTGGACAAGGATAGCGTTAGAGATGTCAACAACACCGGTTCCGTTGGGAGTGATGTCGATGTCGCCGTTTGCGCCATCTGTAATGGTGATACTACCGCTATTGGTGCCTGCATTGGTGTCAAGAACGAGGTCCTGAGCGCCACTGGAGGACAGTTTAGCAGAAGCTGAACCACTACCGAGTTTCAATTCGCCTGAGCCATTGGGGGTAATCAGGATGTCGCCATTGGCTCCATCGGTGATTGAAATCTGACCGGTGGTTGAGTTACCTGTTTTGAGGATAAGGTCGTAGTTACCACTGGACATTACGTCTGCGTGGGCTGCGCCTGAGCCACAAACAACGTCTGCTGAGATGAGTCTTAGCTCGGTTGCTGTGATTGCGATATCCGCGTCTGATGCGATCTGGATATCTGTGGTGTCGTCCCACAATGTGAAGGTAGCACCGCCACCTGTGATTGTGAGTTTATCCGTGACTAAGCAGGAGTCGATAGTATTGCTACCATCAAATGCCGTGTCAAGGGTTACACCAGAAGCTGCAACGTTGGCCCAGGATGAGCCGTCACTGAACTTTAGTGTGTTGGAGGTACTGTCGTAGACAATACCACCTTCGTTACCTGCTGCGGCTGCTACTAAGCTAGCTGTAGCTACAAGAGGTATCTGTGAATACTGAGCACCTGCCGCATGGTCTGAGTGCGGGATGATAGCATCATTTTTAATTCTTCCTGCTGATAACATATTGTTACTCCTTTGTGAGGGCCAAGGAGGGAGGAGGAGGTCCCCATTGCTGGGAGCCCTCCCTCCAAGTTCCACTGTTTAACTGACTGTAGTTACAGGGAGACCGTACAGAAAGATTACGCTGTCTGCTGATCCACCTGATCCTGCTTCAAGCACGAAGCCTACTTCATCATCACCGGTTGAACCGGGATTGTTTGTAGCGGCTCCGCCGCCGTCTTTTAGCAATCCCAAAGAGTTGTCGGCCATTACTGAGTTGCCTACCGTAGGGGCAGCAGTAGAGTCGAGCCATGCGGAGCATGCGCCACGAATCTGGACTACTACGATATCGCCAGAAGCTGAGTCATCGAGGGCTACGCATACAATGCCCATTTCGCTGTCTGGGATGGCTTCTGTTATGAAGCCTGGTCCTACTAGGTAGCCTTTACCAGCTGTCATTCCATGGCTTTGGACCATGAGATATTCAGCTGTGCCGCCTTTGGAATTAGGATAGCCACCAATCTTACCTTGCATAACTAATTCCTTTCTTTGGGGTTATTAGGCGATAGAGGTGACTGGGAAGCCATAAAGAAGGACTTCACTGTCGTTAGAGCCGCCGCTGCCACCTGTTACGATGACACCGATTTCATCGGCTGCACTGTCGCCTGGGTTATCTGTGGCTGCTCCACCGGTTGTAACTGCCAATCCCTCAGAGTTATCTGCGCGGACTGCGTCACCGGCGGTGAGAGTACCTGTTTTAAGCCACATGCTGAAGACACCACGGACGCCTACCATGACCATATCGCCAGAGGCGGAGGTCTTGATTGCGACACAGGGAATGCCCATTTCAGCGTTGGGGATAGCTTCGGTAACGAAGCCGGGGCCGATCCAATAGACCTTGCCCTCGGTCATGCCTACGCCATCTTCAACTTTGAGGTATTCGTTTGCATAGCCTTTTGAGTTGGCAATACCACCAATTCCAAATTGCATAGTATCCTCCTACTCAGCTGATGCCGGTGATTTTTCCCTGCGCCTTACGCTTGTCACATACAACGTTAAAGCGGGCAGAGAACAAGGCAACCTGTGCCTTCTGGTTAACGGGCTTCGCAAACGGATCGAATGAGAAGTTCTGAGCTGAATCAATGCACATGTAAAGATGGTTGTTATTGATGAAGTACATAACACCGCTCGTACAATCGTCGTCCCACAGAAGGGGAACGTCTTTGAAGAAAAGCTCAAGAACGCCACGTTTGCCAGCTTCTTTTGCGCTGCCATAACGTACATCTGGGTTGAGTTCCAGCTCATACAGTTCATGAACCGTTTGAGTCGTGATGATCGCTGATGGGCGGGATTTGTTGGCTTTGAGGTCGTTGTACATGGTAACCATGTCATCGTAGCCCTGGGCCGTAAAGACGCCACCTGCGTTTTCAACAGCTGCCCAATCGGCGTCAGTCGATGCGTTTAAGTCACCGCAGAGGCCGGAACTGTCAATCTGGACTGCCAAGGTGTTGACCTTACCAGCAACCTGGGAGGCTGCGAAGAGGTCTGCATTGACTTGGTCGAGGACTGACATGAGGCAGTTGTTTTTCTTGTGTTTAATGAGGTCGTAGACCTGATGGTCTGAACCTGCGGTTTCACGGAGTTCTTCTTCCGAGATAACCACTGAAGCACCGATGTTGATGTAGGGATAGGCAACACTGAGAGCGGTTGACTGCGCGGATACGTCAAAAGGATCGTAATCGCTGTAGTAACCAACTGTGCTGTTTACGCCACTGTCAATAGGTGTCCAGATTTGTCTTCCACCGTTCTTGATTCTTGCTTTGGAGCGAAGATGGTCAAGAGTAGGGAGAAGAACGAACTTATTGTCGATGGGCTCATCGTTCATGATTTCTGATAAGAAAGCCGTTAGGCGATCAGAATTTCTGGTTGAGGAGGTATCGACTGCTACTGTGCTTCCACCTGGATACATAGTTGTCTCCTAATTAGGCAGAATTAATAGCCGTTTGCTTTGAGACGTGCAATTACAGCGTCTGCACCTTGGCCTGGCTTAGGTTTGGGAGAAGTCTTCTTTGGGGTAGAAGGCTTTGCAGTTGAAGTAGCTTTGCGCTTTTTGGCTTCCTGGGACTTCTGGGATTGGATGTATTCGGTGTATTGATCTGTGTATTCGGCTTTGAATACCTTTTCAATGAGTTTATCGTCTTCCATGGTACCGTATAGGTTTCTATAGGGGCCATTGACGATTTGGGTGAGTACACCTTCTTCTACTGAAGCGTAGTGGCTGCCGAAGCGGTTTTTTACTGCTTCTCGGGCTGCGTCCCATTTCATTTGGGCTGCTGGTTGGGCTGATCTAGTTATTCTGTCCTCGTACAGTTTATCTCTTTTGGCAAGTTCACTGTCGTAACGAGCGGCCCAATATTGGTCTCTCTGCTCTAGGTGAGTAGCGAGTTGACGTTCTAAGTCGTCAATAGTGGCGTTTTCGTGTAGGTCTAGTTTGAACTTGGGGGGAGATTCTGATTGAGCTTGAGTAACTTCGTCATTGTAACCGTATTGTCTACGTAACTGCTTGTAGCTTTCTGGGTTGGCAATGACTTGTTGTGCCCATGTTTCCCACTGTCTTTGTTCGTCTGCTTTGCGGGCTATTTCTTTTTCAAGTTCTGCCTTACGGGTTGATGTTAGATTGTACTCCTTTTGGATGTTGTTTACAACTTCCTTGGGAGGTGTGTCGCCCCATGTTTCGGGGTTCCACCAATCTACTGGTTGCTGGGGGGCTGCTTCGACAGAATCTCCTTCAGCGGGGGCTGATTCTGGTACCTCTGAGGCTACCTGGCTGTCTTCTGAGGGCTCCGATACTTGGCTACCTTCTTCGACTGCTGGCTCCATCGTCTGGTCTTCTGACATATAGTTAAACCTTTCTGGTTATGCGGCTTAATCTGTTAGAGATCTCCGCGTTTAAATCCATTCCGGGCTTGGGATGCTGTCATTTTGACTTGTGATCTATCTTTACTTCCTGATTTAGGGGAGAAGTTGCCTGCTAGTTGTACTTTGCCTGTTTCCTTTAGCCAGTTGCGTTTCTGGTCTGCGTGCTGGAAGTGGCGGCCTGCTTGATGGTCGTAGTGGGGGGTGAAGTCACCATCTAAGGAGCCTCCTATTGGAGGGGCTTTCTTTATGACGATACGGAATTCGCCGCCGCATTTGCAGGGGGTGCATTTGTCACATTCTGACATTGGGCGGTATTCTTCTTTTTCTGCTCCACAGTGGAAGCATTGGACGTCATAGAGGGCCATTATACGAGTTCCTCACTAGTCCGGAAATTTCCAGCTGCTTCGCCTTCTGTAGGTAGCTCTGAGGCTGCCTGGGGGGCTTGCTGTGGGGGTTGTTGGGGTTGTGGCTGGGGTTGGCCTGCTTGTTCGGAGAAGAGCTGTCCTGGCCAACTCTGGACGATTTGAGCCATGGCCATGTGCATTTCGATGTGGCGGGACATTTCTTCCATTATCTTTTGGGAGGCTGGATCGTTGGGGTCTAGTTGGAAGAGGATAGCTTTATGGACTGGGATGTGCTCTTCAAGGTGGTTTTCGCCTGGGTTGGGGTCTGGGAGGCGTTCGCCTTCAAGGGCTAGGTTGTTTTCGTCATAGGGGGATAGTTCCCTGCGGACGAGGGGTTCGTCTTTGGATATTGAGGACCAAGGAACGTTCATGCCTTTTGCTAGGATGTGCATCATCTTTTCGGGGTCTAGTTTGGCTAGCATGGGTTTGAAGAGTTCTGGGGCTTGGCCTGCGATTTGGAGGATTTGGGTGAGGCCTTGGGCTTGTCCGCGTTCTACTTGAGTGAGGGAAGATACTTCGAAGTCGTAGTTGTATTCACCAGATTTGATTGCTCCTTTTTTGGGGAAGATCCATTCGTTGAATGAGCCTGAGATGAATACTGCGTCTTTTTTGGTGTAGTGGGTTTGGATTAAGGATGCTACCTTTTCGGCTACTTGGACGATGAATTTGCGGACGAAGTGGAGGAAGTAGGCTCTGCGGATACCGGCGTCCTGGCCTTCGAGGGAGACTTCTGTGGCTGTTTTGCGGCGGCCTGTTTGTTTGTCTGCCCTTTGGAACTCAGGGATACCTAGTACCCTATCTGCTAATTCGTTTACTGTAGCCATGCCGTTGAAGTATTCTCCGCCCATCTTTAGGGGAGCTTCACGTATATAACGGCCCTGCTGTAGGGTTCCTGGCTGGACCATGAGGATAGCGCCTTGTTCACCGTTTTCGAAGGCGTCTAGTTCGTCTTCGTCTACTGCGCCTTGCTCGAATACTAGGGTTCCTGGGAAGCGCTGGTAGTGTTGGATCATTAGGGTGAAGAGTTCGTTGGCTGCTAGTGCTTCATCCTCGATCATGGCTACCATGGGGATACCACGGAATTTGTCGTGATTACGGGTGAAGCGGAGGGCTGTGAAGTGTTCTTTTATTGGAGATGAGTTTTCACGGGCCCAGAGGATGCGTTTCTTTTTACCGTTGTCTTTAGTTACGGTGTAGATCATGTTTTCTACTAGATCGTGGTATTCATAGAGGACGATGAAGTCTGAGGTGTCTTTGGCGTCTTTCTTCATGTTTTTCTTGGGGTCTGAGTCGTCGAGGTCTTGGCCTACTAAGTCTTTGGTATTCTTGTAATTATTGTTGTTCTTTACTTCGTCGAGGGGAACTACGATTCTGTGAGCTACCCATCTTGCGTTGGGGATGTCTGTGCAGAGGGGGTCGAAGAGGAAGTCCATGAAGGATACGCGTTGGGCGTAGATGGAGCCTGATTCTTCGATGTAGTCGTCGTCTTCTGATGGTTGGGAGTCTGAAGAGTAGCCTGTTTTTATGATGGAGAAACCTGCGAAGAGGGCGTCTTGGAGGCATTGGCGGATTTGTTCTTCGACGTCTAGTCGTTTGAGTTCTATATTGAGGAGGGATTCCATTAGTTTGGCACATTTGGAACCGTTGTAGACTTCGGCTGGTTGGCCTTCTTTTTCGTAGATGAACTCTGGTTTAGAGGGGTCTACTTGGACGTAGGGCATTTCGTAGAAGAGATTGGGGATTAGGATGTTTACGAAGTTGTATATGTTGTTGACTATGTACTTGGAGTCGTAGTTGTCTTTGGTGTAGTCGCCGCTTAGGTAGCTTAGGAGGCGTTCTGTGGTTTTACGCCATGGACCGTGGGCGTCTTTGACGTCTTGGTAGTCAAGGCCTAGCTGGATATTTTTAAAGATTTCTTTCTTTTTATCGGCTGGTACTTTAGGCATATAACCTCGTTATTTGTGGTAGACCTTGCGGCGTCTGGAACGTAAGCCGGGTTTATATTTTTCTTTGTTGGTGTACATCTTCCAGTGGAGGTAGGAGTTTGGTGGGGCGTTGTTGTAGTATTCTTTGGTGGGGTTTCCTTTGGAAGCGGGGCATATTACGTCTAATTGGTAGGCTAGGGCGTCTAACAGATCGTCGTGGCGGCCTGGGTAACAGAGGAGTTCTGTTTCTAGTTCTCTGTGGGCTTTGGAGAAAAGGAGCCAGCCTGCTTTTATGTGGGGTTGCAGGCCTTCTATCCTTAGACGTTTCTTTACCCCTAGAGAAGAGTTGTCTTTCTTTAGGGGTATAACATTGAGGGGGAGGCGTCGTTTGAGCATTTCCTTTTCGAGTTGTTTGCGGAGCATGTTGGAGAAGGCGACTTCCTCAATGGCTATGGTACGGGAACCGTAGCGGAGGTATTGTTGGAATATTTGTTCTATTATTTCATCGGGTTCGAAGCGGCCTCTTATGGCGTCTGCTATGTACATCGTGCCTTTGGAGTCTGTTCCTACTGTTACTATGGCTGTGTAGTCGCTGTGTTTGCCTGTAGTGGCTGCTGGGTCTACTGTAGTGGTGTAAGAGAGGTTTTTGGGGAGTTCTTTGTAGTATTGGATAAATTCGGGTTTAAAGGGTCTTTCGGAGTCAGGGATTGGGTTGTTCATCCATTCCTGTTGGAAGCGGGATGGGTCTGACTTTTCTTTATTGTCTAGCCATTCGTCTGAGTACCATTCTTTCCAGACTGATTTGCCTTCTTCGTTACGAGCTCTGTATTCTCTTATTTCCCATTCAAAGTAATCTGATAGTATGCTTACGTCTTTGTCTATAAAGCGGGAAAGGAAGGACATGGGGTGTAGGCGGGTGCCTAGCATGATTAGTTGGCCTTCTTTGAAAAGAGCGGGTTCTACGGCGTTTTTGAACCATTTGATGATATCTAGTTGTATGTCTTCTGAGGTGACGTTTTTATCGTTTTCGATGTCATCAATGATTATGAGGTCAGGGCGAGGTCTGGTACCACGTATCTTAGTGCCTTGGCCTTTAGCCCAGATGTGGGAGCCGTTTTTTAGGATGATCTGATCGTTACGCCATGTCTTGCTGGTTTGATCTCCGTATTGGGCGTATATATCTGGGTTTGAGTCGAGCTCCATTTTGATGTCTCGTAGGGAGCTCTCTGCCATGTCGGATGAGGAGCTGACTATTACGACGTTACAGGGGCCTTCTGCTAGTACTTTGAAGAGCACGTAGAATACTGTCCAGAAGGTTGTTTTAGCGAAGCCACGGGGGGCTGAGAAGCATAGTCTTGGGTGGTCTATGAGTTTGAACCACTCTGTGTGTAAAGAGCCTAAGCTGGCTTTCATGTGGTGTTTCATGAATGCGTAGCACCAGGCTCTGTATTGTCTCCAATGGGGGATGTCTGTCATAGAGGGAATAGGGTGGGGAGATACCCTATACTATAAGTATACCATAGAATGTGGGGTGTGTCAACCCCATTGTGGGAGGTAGGGGACTAACTGTATGGTTTTATTATATTATTTTGATATAGGGGACTTGCTGTATATTATTTAAAATTGAAGTATGGGTCATTCATCGATATAAAATGGGGATGGGGGGCCGTACCCCCGGGGTGTAGGGTATGTGGGACTAAATATCTGAGGAGTAGAGCGGTGTAGTTGCTTGACATATAAGTAGGACAAACATAGCAGCATGTAGTAGTATGTATTATATTACATGTATATGTGTGCATATACTTAGTAGTATCAGTAGGGGTAGTAGTATTGTGTGCGTTAGTGTGCCTATTAATGGGTTAAAGGCAAGGCAGATTGTACCGCAACACTATGATATCGTTGATGATAGTATCAATTGTATAAGTAAGTGCTATGAAACAGGTAAGGGGTAAGTACCATATGACATGAGATCGTTTAACCTGGGGCAAATATGGAGCTCTGATCAATATAAATAGTATCAGTTGGTGCCAATATGGAACATACTATGGTGTATTTAATGCTTGCATATGATACTATCATGTGGTACTATATGTATACAGGAGGATGATATGAATAATCTAATGGTACATAAGGGTGTTATACTGGGTGAGAGGGATGATGTTATTAGGCCTCTGGTGTTATGGTGGGTTATTGATGATACATTAGAAGATCTGGAGCTTAAACAGAAGGTTGATAAAGAGGCACGTAAGTATGAGGAAATAAAGGGGAATAATATTTGGAGAAAGTTCTTGACAGGGAGCTATTAGTAGTGTACTATAGTGATAGACGATAATTGATAATTAAATAGCCAAGCAAGAGAATGAGACAGCTACTCATTACTCAGTTGATGCCAAGATCATTAGCGGGGATCAGTAGAGATACCTTGGAAGCTTTGGGCTTAAACAACTAAGGGGGTTGTTATGAACCATATGATCACTGTTGAATTCGAGGATGAGGTCATAGGTGTATGGAAATCTCAACAAACTGAACCCTATGATACTCACCTCATAGCCGCTGCACCTGATTTACTTGAAGCGTGTGAATTAGCTAAAATATTCTTGGCTAATCAAATCGGTGAGGAAACGAGATACAATAACACAATACAAGTAGGAATTTTGGAAAGGTATTATGCAAAGATATGTGAAGCAATAGCCAAAGCAAAGGGGGAGTTATGACACGTAAAGACTATAAGAAGTTTGCTAAGATGCTGAGAAACTGTATTAAAGTACGTCCTTTGGACAGTTGTAGCGGGGAGCAGCTAGGCGAACATATTGCGTTGAATGTACTAGAGTGTGAAATATCAACAATCTTTTCAGAGGACAACCCATGCTTTGACCGTCAACGCTTTATGAACGCAGTATATCATGGAAAGGGAATCTAGTCATGGTAGAAAGAGATATAAATAAAGAATTAGAGGATCTTAGGGAACATATGGAGTATAGGCATACTCATAAGGGTATGAAGTCATTGGATAGGCGTATTAATAGACTTCGTAAGGAGTATGTAGTTAATATGCGAGAGGTTATTCATCCTGATGGGCATAAAGAGGATAATAATGTTGGTGAGATACTTGTTAATAAAGAGATAATGGAGAGGTTGATATGACTATTGGATTGGCCATATTTATTCTAATTATGTATTTAATGTATGATTTCACTAAGATACCTACTACTCCTGGTGAAGTACTATGTTATAAAATGTTTAGAGGGTAGGGTTACCCCTTGGAGAGGGGAGATCGTTCAATGTAGGGCAAGTATGGGCTTCTCAGGGGTATGTATTGCAGGGTTATTAAAGGAGGTATAGAATGAGCTTACTAGGTGAAAAGCTATCGGCTGAGTTGGAGAAATGTTTTAAATGTAAGGAGTGTGAGAATACTATTAAGGATGATATGTTTGAGGAGTGTGAGATATGTGGTAGTATATTTTGCTGTGAATGTACTACGGTAGAGTTGGCCTTGCATCGGTTTAATAATGAGAATGATAAGTACGTGTGCTGTAAGGAGTGTATAAGGAGGGAGGTATAATGCTTAAATATACCATGATATTAGGGTTTATCGCTGGGATTGTACTAGGTGCAGTGGTCGAGAGTCAGGCTTGTCAGGTGGTATGTGTAAGAGGTGAGTGTGTTGTGTGTTGCTGTGTGGGTGACTTTTGTTCATGTAACTAGGAGAGCGTATGATTGAGTTCTTATATACAATAGCTGTATTGATTGTATTGTCTTATTTATGTATAATAATAGGAATAGGTGTACCATGTGCTATTATTGCTATTTATGATCTTATTATTGAACCTATAGTTAGGAGGTTATATGGCTGAGACAATATGGAAGTTTAGAGCAGCTGTAATGAAGTTTCAGGATGCTTGTGATGCTAATCGGGTGTTGAATGATTTCAATGATATGAGTCCTAAGGAACGCAGGTTTATGGTAGAAGAGATGGAGAAGTTGTCTAGTGAGATAGGGCATCAGGCTATATTGGCATGGAATCTAGCATTTAAGATGGAGGAGGGTGAATATGACAAAGAGACAAGAAAGGTATCCTGGATCTAATGTTTGATAATAGGATACAGAAGGTTATTAATTATTGGTTAAGGAAATATGCACCTAGTGCAGGGGCTATTGATAGGGAAGAGCTTCAAGCAGAGGCATATTTGGCTGTGTGTAAGGCTAGGAATAGATATCCTCATTTAAAAGAAGAGGAGTTTATAAAGGTTATACAGCCTTATGTTAGGTACGCGATTTTAGAGCATTATAGACGATATAGGTCTGTTAAGCAGTGGGGAAGGATTATGGCTAGTGATAAGATAATTGCTGTGGAGTATAATACTCCTGACAAGCAGTTGATTTATAAGGAATTGCTTGGAGCATTGGAGTTAAATAAGAGGTCTGGTAGTATCATACATGCACGATTAGAGGGTTATTCTTTTACCGATATAGCGATTGAAATGGGTGTAAGTAGACAGCGTGTTGAACAGTTGATGAGACCAATTAGAAAGCGTGCAAAGGAGATACTAAATGCCTAAGATAGCTAAGGAAGAGACAAGTAAGGGGACAGTAAGTAAGTTTAGATATGCTACGTGGGGTGATAAGAAGTATCCTATTCCTAATGAGGTGACAGCTGATGGGGTTAGAGAGCTATACTATCAAGTAGTTGGACAAGCTTTGAAGGATGTAACAGATGCAGATCCATTGGTGGAAGCTGATGCTAAGAGATTTATATTTGGTGAGGACACTGGATTTGATGCGATGTGTGTTATTAGTGGGTTACGGGCTGATGATTTAAGGGCAGGATTGCGTGATATTTTACTTGACATGGCTTCAATATAGTATATACTTATAGAGATGGTAGGAGATTCGAAGATCCAAACTCCAAGGCGAATAGAGGCTGAAAATGAGGGTCATGATCTTTCAGGAGTCAGGCGAAGCTGAGCAAGGATAGGAGCATACCCTCTTACTGAACTGGCAGATAGAGTGCAAAGCCCTGGCGTAATGGAAGCAGTAGCGTAAAATAGCGACGAAGACGGCGCGGTCGATAAGTGATGGGCCAACAGCGGAAGAGTTGCTTACAGGATGGTTAGAAAGGCTGCTCTTCAGCATCACTTTAATAGATCCAGTCCACCTTAGGAGGATTCATGAAATATAAAGTAGGAGATAAGGTATTGGTAAGAGGTGTGGTGGTACAAGAAAGTGATAGTGGGAGGGCTAATGCACTCATCCGTGTAGTCGAGAGTCCTAAACCTCATAGTCATGAAGTATGGGTAGGGTATGGCCAAATATTCTCTAAAGCTCCTGATACTGATGCTAATGGGTTATATGATTCTCCTAAGAAAGCTAAACTAACTATTACATATGAAGTAGAGGAGTAATATGGTACTACTTATCATAGTTGGTGTTGTACTAGGGGCAATTGTTACTGTCAGCATGGGGTTGATAGGGCTTGCTAAAATGTTTCGTCGTTATGGACCACGAGGTTAACTAGGACACTGAAGGAGAGTGATATGCTTTACACAAAAGACGTAGTTCAGGAAGCCGAAGGCAACAAAGAAATCCCAGAGATTCGGGTATGGGTACATCCACACAAAGTGGGACAAGCTGGAAGTGATACATATTTGGCATTTCAAACCATTCAGGAAGCTGAGGAGTATATTAGAACCAACGAAGCCGCTGAGAGATACCCACTGCTTGCGGTCAACGGTAAAGAGTTTGATTTGTACCACGACGACAAGCCCAAGGAGTCAGAGAATGAGTAAGAAATTATCAAAGCGTCAATTAGATAAACTAGAGTTGGAGGAGTATAGAGAGTTACAGAAGCATCCAGCTATGGAGCTAATAAGGTATCTGCCTCATACAAAGCAGTATAAGATATTGGTTTTACTGGAAGAGGTGTTGAATGAGACGTTTGATAGTGGTTATGAATGTGGCGTTAGTGATTCTAAGATTCTTATGAGAAGGAACTTAGAGAGGTGTTTTGATGAGTAATAAGAGATATTTCTTTAATTGTATAGAAGAAGGAATAATGAACCCTGAATATGAGCAGTGGAGGCAAATGAGGGTAGAAGTCATAGATCAGTCTGAGGAAGGTAAGAAGCATTATGGAGGTGTTGTATATGAGGCATGTTTAAGGCTGCCTGTAGAGATATTTGATGCTGTTTATGAGGCTATAGACTTTAAAGAGGCTGATGTAATGCCTTACATGAGATGGGATGTGGAAGATAACTAAGAGGAGTTAAAGGATGATAGGATTTCATATTGCTGTTAATAATACTACTATTGAGTATATTACTGCTTGGAATAAGGGTTATATCGATGAGAATACTTGTGAGTATGAGGTGAAGGGGATGGGGAAGACCTTTACTGTGAGGCATAAGAGGGCTAGAGGGTGGAAGAAGCTGTTACAGATCATATTGGAAGAACTACCGGAGGATAGGTATTCAGATGACTGATCCTATATCAAAGGAGGTAGAGTGAGTAGTCTTAATTATAAAGAGCATAAGCACTTTATTCATATTATGAAGGAGCAGTTTCGTAGAGTAGGGTTTAAAAGGCCCTCTCTTAAGCTTATTAATGAGTTTACTAAAGATCCTGTGTGGTATAGTAAAAGATCGTGGACTATAGCAGAAGCTAAGGACTTTCAGAAGTGGGTAACTGATTATCTCTATGATACTTCAGAGGCTAGAAAAGAGCTTATGGCATTTAAACAGAAGAATAAGAAGAACTGTAGGTTGGCAGCTAAATGGATAGAGTTTCAATGGGGTTGGAAGGAGACAATATGAGTTTCTTAGCTGGTTTTGTAATTGGAGGAGTTGTAGGGTTTATATTTGGAACATTTCTTATGGTGGCTGGCGTAGCTAAGGGCTATGTAACTATAGGGGAGGCAAAATGACAGATGCGGAAATGTGCCAACTTATTGAGGATTTCGCTAACGATACTTCTGTAGCTAAGGGAGGGCATATACAGGTTGGTATTAATACAAGTTCCATATCAATGACTCCCCGTACAGAGGGTAAGTACATGCGGGTTGAGGATACTAATTACCTTTCAGAGCTTATTAGAGGAGCTACACAGTTTTTGTTCTGGCAGCGTAGGCAAAGGGAGAATATATGAAGGGGTTACTTAATGGGTAAGAAGGGTAAAAGATATCAGACTACTAAGCTATATGATTTTAGGAACTTTGCTGAGAAGGCAGCATGGGCTGCCGAGGTTGCTGATGTTGTACACTGGCTAGGTAACTCTTGGACAGACTGCAAGAATGATGATCCTGAGGCTTGGTCCTGTGTAGCAGGTTATTTAGATATCCTAGAAAGGCTTGTTAAACATGGTTAATGACTGGGTTACAGAGTATGATGAGCTACCCAATGGCGGTAAGCGTTGGACGGAGAAGAAGACCGATTGGCGGTGGTATATGGAGCCTGGTCTTGATCATCCGTGTGTCTCTGTAACTACAGTACTTGGATGGCCTTGTTCTAAGGGGTTTAAAGAGTTTTTAATGAGTAAGGGGTTTCAATCCCAGCAGATAGCTAATACAGCAGCTAAGAAGGGTACTGAGTACCATAAGCTTAAAGAGGATTATGATAGAGGTAGGAAACAGGGTAAGAAGGGTACTAATGATATGGCTGATATGCTTAGACAACAGAATAAGTGGGAATCTGAGCAGGATATAGAGATTATATCACTAGAGCAGGCTATGTTAGATCCTGAGTTAGGTATAGCTGGTACTGCGGATAAGGTAGTAAAGTGTAATGATCGTATAGAGTTATGGGATTATAAGACAGGAAGTGGGTGGAAATATGACGTTAAAGCGAGTTGGCAGCTGTGCGTTTATGCTAGGATGGCTAAGAAGCTATTTGGGGTTGACGTGGAAGCTGTACGAGTGGTTCATTGTGATCTTAAGAATGGGAAGTTTAACCCTAAGGGTAGAATTATCGAAGCAAAGGAGAGTATAGATGGCTGTTATAATTCATTTATTCACCTATTCAACGCATGGAAGGCATTCCATCATACAACACTATTACGATACGGGATAAGGGATCCTGTTGATTATAAGAAGGTGTATAAATGGCCTAAGGAGAAGGTATTTAACGATAACTAAAGGAGACAGTATGACAACTACAGCAACATTCCCAGTAACAGTAGGAGATAACGTAATTCAGGTAACTGCCGATGTTACATCCACAGATAAGCTTAGCACAGCGGAGCTAGTGTGTAGAGCAGCAGGAGCATTTGAAGTATTTGCTAAAGCACCTAAAGAATGTGGTGTATGTAATGGTAAGAATTTGGTACCTACGCATAGAAACACAAAAGGCTATGATTTTAATGAGATTAAATGTGTGACATGTGGAGCTACTTTGAAGATGGGGCAGCTAAAAGCAGGTGGTTTGTTTATTAAAAGAGATACAGTATTTGAACAGTTTACTCCTAAAGAGGGTAAGGCAGAGACTAATACGATTGAATTGGGGGAAGAATGAACGTACCAGCAATGATAGATAAGACATGGAAGCGTATCTGTGAGGCTTTAATAGCTGAAGCAGCTGGATCGCCTGAGTTTCAGAAGAAGCCTAAGCTAGAGCAGGAAGAAGCTGTTAGGGTAGAGCTAGAACGTAGGCTTAAACTATTGCTAGGATTGGTATAGTATGAGGATATTCAAGGGTAAAGACAAGAGCAAGAAAGCTAAACATCCAGTCCGTAAGGTGGTTGGACTCTTTGACCTCCATGCCCCCCTACATGAAGAAGCTGCCTTACGGGCTGCCCTTGAATTTATTAAGGATTATAAGCCACATGAGCTTATTATTGGGGGTGATCTAGGTGAGTTTGAATCAGTGTCTCATTGGATACAGAATAAGAAGAGAAAAGTAGAAGGGAAACGACTAGGAAAAGAGTATCAAGCTTGCAATGAGATCCTTGACAGGGTCGAGAAGGTATTGCCCAAAGGATGCAAGAAGATATTCCTCCTCGGTAACCATGAAGAATGGGTAGAGCAGTACCTAGATAATTTCCCTGCAATGGAAGGATTGATTGACCTTGAGACAGGCCTTAGATTAAAGAAAAGAGGCTATAAGATCATCCCCTTTAATAAGCCCTATCAGATAGGTAAGGCTAACATAATACATGGGTGGTATGCAGGAGTACATCATGCTAAGAAACATATTGACAATGGGCATAAGAACCTTATATACGGGCATGTACATGATGCCCAGCGCTTCTCCTCACCTTCATTGGACAATTTTCACAGTGCAATATCGGTCCCGTGTATGTGTAGGCTCAATAAGGATTTCTTACACAACAAGCCTACGAACTGGAGCCATGGGTTTCTGGTTCTTGAAGTAAGGAGAGATGGGTTCTTTAATGCTCATGTAATGGATATTGTTAACGGTAAGTTTAGTTATAATGGAAGGATATATGGGAAATAAACTATCTATAAAGAAGTTTCAGCTGTATGGGTTTGACTGGAAGGTTAAAGAGGTATCCCCCTCTGGTAGTGATTTAGATGTAGATGGGGTATATGCAGCGGCTACCGTAGACTTTCGTACCCATATTATAGCTGTAAACCAAGAACTAACCTATAAACAGAAGCTAGCAGCACTGGGGCATGAAATTGTGCATATCGTAATAAGGTATAGTGGGATGGGGTTGTTAATAGAGAACGATAAGGCAGAAGAGGATGTATGTGAAGCCTTTGGAGCAGCATTTGGTCATGTACTACAACAGATTAAAGTGAGGAGCAAATGAGCCCAGTAGTTAAATGTAAGGAGTGTGGTAGAGCACTTAGATTAGATGATGACTTTGATAATGAGGTGTGTAGTGATTGTATTGCACAAGACTTTGAATTTCCTAGGGTAGAGGAGCTTAACTTTGACCAAGACTGAGTGGAAAATACAAGAGGGAAGACGAATCTGTCAGGGTACTAGGGCACAGTTGGCTCGAACCTGCCCTAGGTGCGGAACTGTGGATAAGGGTGTAAATCATAGTTATCTAAAGTATCATATGTTTATGCGCAGCGTAGCTGCATCATTTACCCCCTACGATATAATACCAGATCCTGTTGCAGTTGTAGGGATGACTGGAAGATGTAAAAACTGTAGGCACAGATGGATAGTGATATGACCAAGATTAAGGATGAAGACTATATTACATGGATTAAGCAGCAACCATGTGCCTTATGTGGTTGGAAGCCTCCAGCACCTTATAAATGGGTATTAAGTAGAACAAGTACATGGCAAGATAAGTATAAGGAAGGTAGGTATTATGGTACAGTGGCGGCACATCATGCAGGTGATGGTATCCATAGTAGGAAGTATAGTGATCTTACTACCATTCCTTTATGCGACCTATCTTGCGATTCAAGGGCTAATAACTGTCATCACAAAGAAATCCATGCCAATCCAAAGAAGTACAACCAGTGGGCAAGGGACAAGGCCAAGGAATATAGGAAGACGTACGAGGGAAGAAGCTAATAGCTGTAACGACGAATACCGCGGTTAAATAGGAGTCTTTACGCATATGACTAAGAAACAGATATATCCGTATAAAGCAATTAGCTCCTCAATTACCATTACTCAAGCGGAGCTAGACGAGGCTGCTAAAAGGCCTGAAGGGTGGTTTGCTGACTATATCTGGCAAAGGTATATAGATGGCTTAAAGAATATGGTACAAGAAACCCGAAAGTACTTTAGGGAGTGTGGATTTAATGTCTAAAAAGCAAATATACTTGGCAGGAGGTATGGAAAAGCGTATGGATAATGGTCGTACGTGGAGGCGTATGATCCAACCTAAGCTAGAAGAAATTGGTTATAAGGTATTTAACCCTTGTTTAGAAGAGCATCATATATTTGAGAAACATGATGTAGATCCGAAAGAGCTTTCAGATATGGATAAGGGCAGGAATTTAGAGGTACTATCTAGGTTATTTAAAGATATTGTAAAACACGATCTTACAGCCATTAGTAATTCAGCTATTATGGTAGTATATTATGATGAATCTGTTAATATGAGTAGTGGTACAGTATCAGAGATGACTATAGCTAGAATGCTTGGAATGCCTGTATTGTGTATTAAAGGAGTATCTTATAAGGATATACCATGTTGGACAATAGGTTGTATTGATGTGTTCTTTCCTAATATTGATGATTGTGTTGATTATATAAAGAAGGAGTGCTAATGAAATCAAAGGAACTTGTAGCATTAATAGACACTGTATTTACCAAATGTAGGGAGGTAATGGATGGGAAGGGTCATGACTATACTGCGGGAGATACTGACCGTCTTATTAATTTTAAGCGTGGGGGCAATAATCTGGGTGTCTCTCCTCTTACTGTGTGGGCTGTCTATTTTAATAAACACGTGGATTCTATTAACACGCTGGTTAAGACTGGGAAGCAGGAGTCTGGAGAACCAGTTGAAGGAAGAATCATCGATATCATCAACTACGCACTACTGGGATTGGCGTTAATTAAAGAGTCAACTGGTGACAAAATGTCACCGACTGAACGCTTGGAGACTGTAGACCCCAATGATGAACCTGAGCACAAATGTCAGTGTGGTGGAGCATGTCCCCCAGGGAGGAACCATTGAGCCCTGTCTACACGTATCAATGTGAGGACTGTCGTACTCAGTTTGAGGACAGTAGGCCTATGTGTTACAGGGAATGTGCTGGTAAATGTCCGGAATGTGGTGGAGGATGTAAGCTAGTGATATCGCAGACCTCTTTTGTATTAAAAGGTGGAGGATGGGCTAAGGATGGCTATGGTGATGCATTTAAGGGTAAAAAGGAGAAGAAATGAGCTATAATTATAAAGAGAACAAATGGGTATCTACAGATAGCTCAGGTGATCTAAGGCATGTACGTAGACATGATGGTACTAGGGCTATTGGTGCTTTAACTGAAGATGGTATGAAACAGCTTACTGTACAGGTAGAGAATGGTGTATACGACGGTTGGACGGTATCTAGACTGGTATCTGGTGATGTGTTTATGGTAGAGGAGGCAGCTTGATTAAGGTAGGTAAACGCAGATTCGTGGAAATAGAGTGGATAGACGGTCAACGTCTTATAGAAGCCCTCTCTGGACCTCTCAAGGCTACTTTAAGTGAGGTACGTAGATTATGTAGACAGGGCGCAGTACGTATTTGGATAGATAACCGGTGGGAATCATTACCAGAAACAGCTATTATAGGTGTATCAGACAGTGGAAGTCGTGCAATAGGGTGGGGGTTACCCCTTAAATAGGTACGATCGTTCAACCACGAGCCAATACGGAGCTCTCAGAGGCATTTAATGAAGGGCTATTTAATGTTACTAGACGATAGGATAGAGCCGATAGAGGTGGTTAGTTTTGTAGAAGCTGCTGTGTGGAGGTATGTTGTACCGTCGATATTAGGACTAGGGTGCTATTGGTGGGAGAATGGTGAGTATTTAGCTGATACTGAGGACTTTAATCCAATGATAAGGATACTATAAGTGGCTAGGAAGACTCATACAATAGATTTAGAGACTACTTCAAAGAAGTGGTTTGAAGCTGATATATTAGGGATGGGAGTGTATAAGGATGATACTGCCTATTGGACTGATAATATTGCTAGTAAGTATATACCTAAGAATTGGCACCAAGTGTATCACGGAGGGAAGTATGACCTTAAAGTGTTCGCAAGACATAAGGTTAGAGGAGCAAGACTTGACGATGATACTATGATAATGGCTTCCTTATTGCCATTTGAAGAAAGAGGGTTAGAGTACCTGTCTATGGAGGTATTAGGGGAAGAGCCTTGGAAGATTAAATGGGGTAAAGAGACTCCATCTATTGAGAAGGTTAAAGAGCATTGTTTTAGAGATGTAGAGAATACCGAGAGATTGTATGAAGAGCTAAGGGCTAGGCTAGAGCATGAGGGATTACTAGATTATTACTATAAGTATGCCATGCCGTTTAATAGGCTGCTTACAAAGATAGAATATGATGGTATAAGGATTGATAAGGAGAAGGCAGCTGGGATGGCTCAGGACCTAGATGATAGCATTAAGGATACTGAGGAGATGCTGCGTAGAGATTATGCAGAGGCTATAGAAGGCACAGAGATAGCTACGTATACTGCATATCTAGGTAAGTGGAAGAGACCTGAGACACAAGAGGCTAAGAAGAAGCTGTTCCAGGGCGTTAACTTTAACTCTCCTATCCAGATGCTGGCTCTATTGCATGATATAGGACTAGACCCCAGGAATATAGATGGTAAACCTACGACAGATACCAGGGCATTAACAGAGCTAGTAGGACAACATCCCTTTATTAAGGACTTCTTAGGGTATAGGAAGCGTGTTAAGCTACTACAGTTCCTTGAAGCATGGCCTAAATTTATGGTAGGAGAGAGGCTATATTTCTGCCTAAACCAGCATGTTACAGCTACGGGACGCCTATCGGGCAGTGATCCTAACCTCCAGCAAGTTCCCCGTCGGGATAAGGAGTGGGGTGATAAGTTTAGAAGCCTCTTCCTTCCCGATGAAGGGGAAATACTTAGTGTATGTGATTATGGACAGATTGAGATGAGGATAGCTGCGCATTATAGTCAAGATCCTGTATTAATTAAAGCAGTTAAGGAAGGGATAGATTATTATGGTCTTATTGCTACTAGGGTTCTTGGCTTGGATTGTCATCCTAACAGCGTTAAGGAGCTACACTCGGATGTTAGAGACGTTGCAAAGGTCATCGGACTTGGACATGCATTGTATGGTATGGGCGTTACCAAGCTGGCTCAGACCATTGGCTGTACGGAATCTGAAGCATCTGACTATGCAGCCTCTTTCAGGGAAGAGTTGCCAGTCCTCAGTCAGTATAAATATTCATTAGCTGCTAAAGCTAAGGCACAGGGTAGTCTTACTGGGCTGTTTGGTAGAAAGCTATGGTTTGACGAAGAGACACCAATGCATGTACCGTTTAACCATTTAGTGCAAAATGCTGCTTCGGATCTTAATTGTTTTACACAGTTACAGATAACTAAGGCATTGAAGGGTATAGCTAACCTTAAGCTATTGGTACATGATGAGGTATTATATAGTCATAGAAGGGGGGATAAAGACGTAGTAGCTAATTGTCTTAGGAAACATATGGTAGATCAATTTAAAACTAAGCTTAGTGTACCCCTGGATATTGATATATCTACAGGAGAAAATTGGAGCTGTAAATCGTGATAGATCCCAAAGAGGTAATTGAATGCCAAATGAGGGGATGTACACAACATATGGAAGCAGAGGATCTTATAGTTAGTGAAGGAGATATATTGTATAGGGTGTGTTTAGAAGAGCTCATAGATAGAGGAGATAAGGGATATGAGCCTGTACAGATAACTGCTTGTGCCCATTGTGTTCTTAATAAGTTAGCTGATTATATAACTAAGAATGAGGAGTTACAATGAGAAGACGTATATCAGGTACCCATGTAAGTCCTACTACAGTACAAGACTATAAGGCACATTTAACTAAGTTAGCTAATAAGAGATATGATGGAGATAGACTAGCACTAAAGCTGTCTATGATGGAGAGAGCTAAGACACGTACACAGGCTAAGAAAGCCTTTAGGATAGAGAAGGAGGATCTAGAGAGATGAAAAAGAAATGTAGCCATTGTGACCAAAATAAGGAGTTAGATAAGTTCTATAACGATAAGAATGCTCCTGATGGTAAGCAGAATGTGTGTCGTGTATGTAAGAGAGAGCTTAAAAGGAAGGCTAAACCTAAGGATATTAAAAGAGCTAAGAAGCTACAGGCTATTGTTAAGGAGACTGAAGCTAATGGTGGAGATATGATCGGTGCTTATTTGACTACTCAACCTGTACAGAATAGACAGAGTGCAGCTAATGGGTTAGCTAAGTTTCTTGCTACATTAGAAAAGCATGAAGGAGATAAGCTAGAGGTGTTAGCCAGTAGCGATGAAGCAAATAATTATATTATGAAGTACTTGAAGTTAGCAGAAGAGCAGGCTGATGCAGGTAATTTGCAGCATATGATCTTTGCTATTGATAAGATACTTATGCGTACTAAGGCTCAGAAGATAGATATACCTCAGGTTAGTAGTAAGCGTAGTGAGGATCTGTTGGCTAGTATAGATGCTCTATTAGAGGGTAAGAAGGAAGAGGGTACTGATGACTGATGATAAGAAGGATGTAAAAGAGCAGGAAGAGATGGATGCTGAGGCCTTTTATGCAGCATTAGCTTCTATGTCAGGTAGTGGAGAGGCTCGTAGTAAAGGGGTATGCTGTTCTGAAGATCTAAAGATTAAGGAGTATATAAAATGGGATATTATTACTAATGGTTGGGAACCTAATATGATTATGAGGCTGTTTGATGTTGTTAATAAGGCAGGTGGTTATGCTGCATCCTTACAGTTTGGTGGGAGTAGGGGTGGAGATGCAATGTCATCGTTAGGGGCATTAGCCCTGTTGGGAGGTCTAAGTTGAGTGAAGAGCTATTAAAGGCTAAACCATATAAGTGCCGTAAATGCGGTGGCACGGAATTCCAGATATACGGAGGCAAGTCTCCATGCAGACGGTGTCCGAAGTGTACCAAGGAGGTAGCGAATACGCGTTACCAGAGAAACAAGGCCAAGCGGTGTGCCGCAAGTCAGCGATACTACCGTAAAAACAAGGAGATGGTGTATGCGCGAACCAACCAGTATCGAAGAGATAACCCCCAAAAACGCCGTGCATGGCTGCGCAAGTGGCAGTTAAAGACAAGGTATAATCTAACCCTCGAAGACTATGAGACAATGGTAACCGATCAGGGAGGTGTATGCGCTATTTGTGGACAACCAGAATCTCGAAAAGGGCATCCGCTGGTTGTGGATCATTGCCACAAGACTAACGCAATACGAGGTCTTCTATGTAGCCAGTGCAACCGTGGCATAGGATGTCTTAGGGATGATCCAAGCCTGTTGACCAAAGCAGCTGAGTACCTAAGTAATAGAAAGGATAACACATGAGTGATACGCTACTTGCGGCTATTAAGGCTATTGATAAGCAGTACGGCACTGGGACAGTGAAATCCCTGTCTGAGATACCGCAGGTACCGGTAGTATCAACGGGTCTGCTCTCTTTGGATAGTGCCTTAGGGATAGGTGGCTTACCATTGGGACGTATAGTAGAGCTGTATGGTCCTGAAGCCAGTGGTAAGTCTACCTTAACCCTAGAGATAATCCGTGAGGCACAGAAGGCTGGTCATGTATGTGCCTATATGGACATGGAAAATGCTTTAGATGCCTCTTATGCTGCTGTATTAGGGGTAGATACCGAGACCTTAGTTACAGCGCAACCTGAATGTGGAGAGCACTGCCTTGAAATTACTAGGAAATTAGTAGAAACAGGGGAGGTCGGTGTTATTGTTATTGATTCAGTATCAGCTCTAGTACCTAGGGCAGAAATGGAAGGAGAGATAGGGGATGCGAATATCGGATTACAAGCCAGACTCATGGGGCAGGCTTGCCGTATGTTGTCTGGTCTCTGTCATAGGAACAATTGTCTTGTTATCTTTATCAATCAGATTCGAATCAAGGTTGGCGGATTTTCAAGGCCCGGTGCCCCTCCTCCCGAGACTACTAGCGGGGGTAAGTCTTTGGGTTTCTATGCTACGACTAGGCTGGAGATCAGGAGAAAAGAGACCCTGACCAAGGCATCTAAACCTGTGGGACAAATGACTAGAATTAGGGTCATAAAGCATAAACTAGCTCCTCCTAAGCAAGAGATAGTAGTGCCTCTTATGTGGGGGGTAGGGTTTGATAAGTTACATGATTTAGTGGATATAGCTATTGCGAAGGGTGTTATTGAGCAGAAGGGTGGATGGTTTTATTATGGTGAAGATAAACAACAGGGTAAGCCTGCTGTAGTTAAGTGGGTTAGAGACACCGAAGGTATGCAAGATGAGATACGAACCAAGGTACTGGAGGTAGCGAATGATCCAACCCCCGAAGTGTGATAACTGTGGAACTGAGATGTACTTCGAAGAGGATGCTACCTGCGAACCAATTGAGGCATATTGTACTGATATGGACAATCTACTAGATATGATAGAGAAGGCATTGATAGATGATTTAGAACCTACCTATATTGTTGAGGGAATGTGGCACTGCCCACAGTGCGATGACCTGGTACCAGGGTTTAATGAAAGGGGCCTTAACTCATGAGAATAGTAGGAGTAGATCCAGGTAATACTACAGCTATTGCCTGTTTAGAGGATAATAAGCTACTAGGTACCCTTCTAGTTAAGTTACCTCCCTCTACAGTAAAGAAGGTAAAGACACCATTGTATAAGCGTATACACTCTTACTATCAGGACTTTATAGCTATGCTACGTATGTATGAACCTGAACTGGTGTGCCTAGAAGAGCCATATATACCACACCGTACGGCAGCCAAGTCCATGGATATGAAGCTAGCCATTATCCAGCTGGCATGCGCTGAAGCTGAGGTAACCGAAGTTAAGCTACTTAATCCATCAGTAATTAAGAAGAAGATATCAGGTCATGGTAAGACAGATAAACAGGATATAGCAGCTATGGTACAGGCATCCCTAGATAATCCTAATGCTGTGGATGAGCTAATAGAGGGTAAGAGATGGGATGAGACTGACGCTATTTCAATTGCTATTGCTGGGAGGGATATATGAAAAATAAAAGGGTTGACATACCACACTCTTTAGTGTATATATTAAACTGTGCTTATGCTTTAGCTAAATCAGAGTCTCATGCTCACGCTATTGTTAAGTTTCACATAAACCTTTGGAAACAATGGAGGTATACAGTATGAAGGAATTCGATTACGTAGGATTGATAAACCAGTACAATAATTATCAGGAACTATATGGAGAAGATCCAAGGTTTGTAGCCCTGTCCTGCGAGCAGTTTAATCTATATGCAGAGGCTTTAGATGTTAATGTACGCTTTGCTGGAGATAAAGATAATCCCTCCAAGGCTACTCCTGTTCTAGAGTATATGTTTAAAGCTTTACCCGTACATGTAGTACCCGATAAAGATAAACACCTGATGAAGAACATTAGATATGGGATTATGGTTAAATGATAACAAGGGAGATAGAAATGTACGTCTTTAGTAAGCCTATGGATAATAGGGAAGATCTTTGTCAATGGGAGTCTCATTTCCACGACAATGATATAAACTGTTGGATATATAAAAGGGCTGATGGTAAATACCAATTAGAGGTAGATGCAGCTGAGGTACGTAGTTTAGCCAAGAACCAGGATCCTGTACCAGGACCATGTAAGTTCTGTGGTGAATGGGGTAAACTAGAAACTAAGAACTTTATTCCTTTACACTTCTGCTGCGAAGCCCATATGAATATATACAGGTCGCAAATGGCTAAGAAGTATTGGGGTAAAACATGGGATGAGCTGGTAATGGAAGGTATTGCACCGGAGGGTACATGAAAACTATTGATAAGATGTGTCAAAAGGCTCATGCTACAGCAGTAGATAAGGGGTGGTGGGATACTGATAGACAGATACCAGAATGCTTGGCCCTTATCCATTCTGAGGTATCTGAATGTTTAGAAGCGTATAGGGTGGGGTCTTCTGTCTCCACTATTGAATATGATGATGTAACTAAGAAGCCAGAAGGCTTTGCTGTAGAGATGGCTGATATACTTATAAGGGTATTTGATCTATGTGGTGCATATAACGTGCCATTAGCTGATGCATTAGCGGTTAAGATGGCCTATAATAAGACCAGGAGTAGGAGACATGGGGGTAAGGTATGTTAGAGAAGACCAGGGTTAATTGGCTTACAGGACAGGTATATGAGCACTTTAAAGAGATTGATGTGGAATCTAGAGAGATGTGGGAGGGATGGCTCCCGATGTTTATGCATCTGGAAGAGTGGCGTGAGTACAGACCGGCAGATAATCTAGTTAAACCATGGGTTATAAGGATGGAGCTTTAATGAAAGTAAAGCCATTCAGGGAAGATAAGTCAGAAAGGTAGGGCTAGGTATCATGATAAGGAAGATCGTTCAATACACGGCAATTGTAGGACTCTCAGGGGTACTTCTGACTGCTTGCATCAATGTTCCGGAGAAGCTGGTAACTATGGAGTTTAAGATGCCTGAGCTTATCCAGGAGTGTATGGATGAGACGGGGTTTACTGAGGCTCAGTGTGGGTATATGGTATGTGCTGATTTTATGGCTACTGCTGATGCTGATAAGGACTTCTTTGCTGAGGATGAATTTAGTGGTACTGCCGGTACAGGTAGTGAGGAGGAGTGCGTATGCGAGTAATTAGGTTTAGAGCCTGGGATAGGATAGAAAAGCAGATGTTCTTTGATGTTAGCCTATATGCAGATGGGTGGGCTTTTTGTGAAGACGATCATCAATTAGGCGATATCGGTAAACAGTGCGATCTTATGCAGTACACTGGTCTTAAAGATAAGAATGGTAAAGAGATATATGAAGGGGATCTAATTAATGGTTGTGATGTGGCCGTGGAATACACTAAAGTGACTATAGAATGGTTTAATGGGGGTTTTGCTATGATGGGGCACCAGAAACCCAATAAATGGATTGAAGGTAGGCTTGATACCCCTGAATTTGAATGTGAGGTAATAGGTAACATATATGAGAATCCTGAACTATTGGAGGATAATGAATAGACTATTATTTATATGGTGTATAGTACTGTTAATAGTGCTTATATGTGGGCAGGTATGGGCTGGATTATTAGTTTTAGAGCCTATGTCAGAAACGACCAATGACGTTGCGTGGACAGTGCAACGGTGTAAGAACGTATGCAGCTATGCAGTGGATAGGCGAAATAGTCTATTTGAGAAACATCCAGACCAGACTAAGTATATTTGTAGTTTAGGTTGTCGTTGGGCAGAGCACTGGAAGAATGTTAAAGAAGAGGCTAAGGAGTACAAGGGGGAGAACTCTAAATGAAATGTCTAACAATCTACTTGATTCTCCTTTCCTTATTACTACCTTCCATGGTATGGGCGGGTACTCCTCGTAAGGTAAAGAGGGTAATGAAGGATACAGTGCTATTAATTAATGAGGGAGAGCCTTATTGTAGCGGTTTTGTAGCTAAGGATAGGAAGGGTGTATCCAGGGTATGGACTGCTGGACATTGTTGTGCTCCCGCCTTTATCCAGAGAACCTTTGTTAGATACATATATAAGGGTAGCGAATATGCCTCATCTCATATTATGAGTAGTGATATGGACCCTAATGGTACTGATATATGTAGGGTACCTGGTACAGCTAATAGACATAGGACTAGGCTAGAGATAGTAGATCAGGAGTGGGTAGAAGACCCTAATGATGGTGTTATATTGGATAGGGATCTATGGGCAGTACAACCCTACTGGAAGCAGGTAGTTATTACCATAAAAGGTAATGATATCGTACTTAGAGGTAATGAGCTTAAATACTCTAAACTGTGGCGTATTGACCCAGGCGATCGTAACTTTAGAATGACATGGGTATCAGGGGTTATATTGCCTGGTATGTCTGGTAGTCCTGTAGTAGATGGTAAAGGCGGTGTAGTAGGTGTTGTATCTAAATGGTTTGGAGATGCTATCTTTCCTGTAGGGGGAGTAGCTATGTTTAATACGAGTAGCTTAGATTGATTGGAGGCCCGATGTATGATATTTTAATTGTAAGTGAGACGTTGCAGCCAAATAAAGTGTATGGACCAGACCTAACGGTTAGGACTGTCCGCTGGGGTAAATGTTTAAAAGGATGCAGATTTGACCAAGTATTACTACTGACGCATGAACCAGAGGATGTAGTGAAAAAGGAACAGTTTAAACAATGGTGCAAAACGCTTCAATGTATGATTAAGCCAGATTGTTCTACGTTAGCCATATTCAACGCCCTCCCCGATGATGAGCCGCTTATAACTAAAGAGGATTTTAGGAAAACTTTTATGGGCGTACCCAAAGAATACCACGACGACAAGCCGCCGATAACATTCGATGAGTGGCTAACCCATATGTACTCAATAAACATAACACCGAAAACGGCAGAGATTATTTGGGATAAACTCAAAGGCCGAAAGGTTGGTGAGTAATGGCTTTAATAATATCTGCAATATCGCAAGCGTTTGGATTTAACGGCCTTATAGGAGGTTCTGTAATGAAAGAACGCCCCATCATATTCAACGCAGAGATGGTGAAAGCCATACTTGATGGCCGCAAGATGAAGACGCGGAGGATTATCAAGCCGCAGCCGCCCAAAACGCATACTACTGGATGGTGGAGCGGTCCCAATACGTTCTCGTTTCAGAATATCGACCAAGATAATCCATTTGAAAATGTCATCGACTTTCAATGCCCCTACGGAAAAGTAGGTGATCGGCTTTGGGTGCAACATCCTTTCAAGATGGTAGATCTAGAAGGTGAAGATAAAGAAGCATTTGCGTTTACAAGGGCAAGACCAATAGCTGCACACTATCTGTGGGACGATACAGAGACGTGTGCTTATGTTGATGAAGATGGAAAGCTAATTATTGATTCAGGTGGAAGCCCTAACGAAAAAGATTTTAAATGGAATTCGTTTCCTGCGAAAAACCTTCCCCGTGCAGCTTCTCCTGCTGTACTTGAGATCACCGACATACGAGTAGAGAGGGTGCAGGATATATCAAAAAAAGACATGCAAAACGAAGGCATCCGCTATTCGCACACAGTGCCCTATGTGAGAGACAACATCAAAGAGCAATGGATAAAAGTCTGGAACTCAATCTACGGCCCCGACGCATGGGATCGTAACGACTGGGTGTGGGTTATAGGGTTTAGAAAGGTTAGTGAGTGAAAGACGGATCTAAACCCTCTAAGTATATGGCTACATAGTTAAGGAGGAGTAATATGAAGTATAAGATAGTAATAACTAAGAATGAGTTTAATGGTAAGTATCAATTTGCTATCTCTGAGCCTTATACAGCTAAGCATTGGATTTTACCAGATGAAGAACATCAAAATTATATTGTATGTTCTCATACCTTCTGTAAGCCTAAGTTCTTTAAGACAGAGAAGGCTGCTATATCTTGGTGTAAGGCCTATATTAATAGACGTCAGTATAGAAAGGAAATAGATTATGAAGTATAATAAAGGATTCTTTACTGGGTATACTATATTATGGCTATTATTGGGAGTAATACTGGTAGTTACTGCTCCTGCTTGTGCCCGCGTGAAGGTCGTGAAGGTACCTAAACCACATTATCCTCCTATGGAAGATGTTACTATTACTAAGGATTGTGTATGTGGAGAAGAGTTAGATAAGGTTATTAATAATATGCTTTGTTTACAGAGACATGTAGATGAGTTAAGTACTAACCCATGCTGGAAGGAGGATAAATGAGGAAAAAGAAGTGGTATAGAAAGATATTTAGTGAAGGTACAAGTCTAATATTAGGATGTCTATTAGGGTGTGTATTAGTAGTATATGTAGCAACACCTGATAAGGCAATAGATGTTGTAGGTAAGGCCGGTACGGCTGTTATACGTACTTTTAATGCCTTACAACAGACATATGCTATATTGAATAATAAGCGTTATACGTTGCCTAGTCCTAAAAGTAAGGATATAACTGATATCTCTCCTGGAGTGTTTCAAAGGATGCATGATTCAGTGGTTAGGATATGGTTTGTACCTAATGGTGGTGATTGTCAGAATGGTAGAAGGGCTAGGGGTACAGGTACTGTTGTCTATTCTAATGACCATATGTCCTATATATTGACCAATAACCATATCGGTGGTAACTCTACTGTATGTGGCTCAGAAGTAGAAAGTCCCCAGTATATGGGACTTATACCAGGGAAAACAGTTGCTACTAGTGGTAAGGCTGATTTAGCAATTATTCAGGTTGATAGGCCTATGCTTACGTCTCCTATTGCTACAGAGCCTCTTAAGATACATCAACCTATTGTAGTTATTGGTAATCCAATGGGTAGACCATGGTTTACTGAGGTAGGGTTTAAGACTAAAGAGAGCCTTATGATACTAGGGTCATGGGCAGAACAGCTAGCTTGTATGACATATCCAGGAAATAGCGGTAGTCCTGTATACAATATGAATGGAGAAGTCAATGGAGTCATCTATGCAGGTATATATGGTATGTGGAATATTGGTTTTAACATTCCTCTTTCTTCAGTTACCGAGTTCTTAGAAGAAATTAAGTTCCCAGCTATACGTAATAATGTCAAGATAGAGCCGTATAAAAATGGATATTCAACCAAACCTAAGGTAATAGGTGAAGAGTATATTCCAATAGACTAAGGAGGAACCATGAAGGAATCAACAGTTAAAAAGCTAATCGTACCAGGTATTGTCGCAGTAGCCGCACTATATGGGATAGTGGGGTTTGTAATTGGAGAAGATGTTGGATGGGAAGGTAGACAAAACATAGTTGAAAGAGACATTTGCTACAAAAGCTGTTTAAAGCTAAATGACACGTATTACTCAGACTATTGTCTATCTACTTGTAATGCAGCTCATGATATTGACTAGTTCCTCCTCCGAAAGGAGCATCGCGACAGCAGCAATAAAAAGGGCCCCGTAAGGGGCCTTTGCTGTATCAATATTAACTTGTAAGGGGTTACCCCTAGGGAGACTATGATCGTCCCGTAGAGGCGAAGTATGGAGCTCTCAAGTCCAGTCTGTGACGATGCCTCTATAGTAAGCAAGCAGCGCGTGCTCTTTGCGGTGGCAATTGGCGCACAGCATCACACACTTATCAAGCTCTTGTCTAATCGTCTCCCACTTATTTGTTATAAGTCTTTGAATTGTAGCTCGTTTTTTAGTGGTGTCTATGTGATGAAAGTCATACAACTCTGGGTGATCTGGATCTTGTAGTCCACAGTGTAGGCATTTAAAGCCCTTGTAGCCAATTGCTCTGTCCTTTTTAGCTCTTCGTCTTCTTAAGTTAGTCTTGAGTTGGTACTTATGATAGCAGCGTTTACAGTAGCTTAAGGGTACGCTGGGGCTCGAAAACGCCCTGGTCTCTTCTGTCATTGGTTGATTGCATTTAGTGCAGATCATGGCTATTCCTTGCAGCCTTTCTTACTATTCATAGACACTCTTCCTGATAGTATACACTCATCTTTAAACCTACGTTCATAGTGTCTCTTTACTTCATCTTTCTTTTCAATATGTTCAATAAGGGATTCATTGGTCTTTTTAAGATCCTTTACTGCATCTACCTTCCATTGATGTAGACGACCTACCATATACATGGAAGTAGCTAGTATTATATAAGATAGAGCTAGTAATACCCAGCGGTTAGCTAGGATCTTCTTTAGACTCAGGCCTGCAAGTATCGCGCTAATCGCCATAATGAATCCTCCTGTGGCAGTTTGCGCAGACTAACACGCACTTATCTAACTCATCCTCAGTAGCTTGACTCCATTTTCTCTGAAACATTCGACAGGGGTAGTCTATTTTAGTTGTAGGATCGATGTGATGGAAATCATATATCGCGTTACACTCATCCACAAGGCCACATACAGCGCATTTACGTCCTTTATATGCAATAGCTTTTACCTTATTTCGTTTTACTGAAGATGTACGGTTCTTATAGTACGTCCTATTTACTATACGAACGCATTCTCTGCAATAAGGCTTCTTAGCTGATTTAGTCCAGTTCTCTGAGGTCAGAATCTTTGCGCAGTGTAGGCATTTTTTTGAGCCCATATTTGAATAGTTCCTTTATTGTATTGGCTAAAAGAGATGATTCTTTTATCCATTCATTAAGGTATTTAACAGCTGTTTTAAGGGCATAGAATAGTAGTCCTAGTCCTGTAATAAGGCCAGTACCTACTGTTATCCACTCTATTCCTGCTCTGTTTGGTGTACCTAGGTCTAGTAGCATTAGTTCATCACCAGCTTTTCTAATGTTTTAAGGTATTTAAGTCTCTGTCTAGCCTTGGCATGCTTATTAGCTGGACGTTCCCAGTTTACTGTGAAGTCGTGGGATGCCTGGGCTGGGTTAGCGAACTGTTTACTAAGGTATCTCTTGGTGTCTGGCTCTGCTAGGGCGTAGTCTACTTGTGATTGCCAAGGTATCTTTGAGATGTCATCTACGCCATGAGCTTTATATAAGGCCCTTCTACGTGGTCCTGTATGTTGGAATAGTCCTACTCCTCCTACCTTAACACCCTTTTCCTTTATATGGGGATCAAAGCCTGATTCTGCTTGTATGTTAGGTAACATACCTACTGCATGGTTATGTGATACACCCTTTTGTCTAAGATAGGTATATATGTCTGATGGAGCTACCTTAGCTACAGTTCCTATATCAGCTGATCTACTAGGTACCTGAGGCATTGCACCTTTAGCAATCTGAGCACCTTGATCTTTAACAGGGGATATATAAGGATCATTTAGGGCTTGCATAATGAATGGTAATGTAGGTCCTGGAAGCATGGCTTCTGCACCGGGGAATAGGGTAATGTCTGCATTTGGTGTACCCCATCCTGGCATACCTGGCATAACAGGAGCGAAGAGATCTTCCATTGAGCTACCTTGCTCTTCACCAAACATGCCTTTTAGGAAGTCCTGTAGTTTACTCATGTTTAAATACCTCTGAGAGCTTCATATTTGCCCGTCATGGGACGTTCTTAGGTATATAAGGGGTAGGGTCCACATTACCCATATTCGTTGATTGTAGGGCATTTCTGAGCTCCTGAGAATCCCATAGCTTCAGTTCAGTAACATCCAAGCAAGGACATTCTTTCAGTGGATTATAGTCATTATGTCCATATACTGGTATAATCTTACCTAGTTCTAAGAATAAGCCATTAATAGTGTCTTCAAGGGCCTTACGTTGTTTAGGAGTGATACGGTGCATCTTGCCCTTATTATCCCTACCACCAACATAGCATATACCTACTGATTTATCATTACGTCCCTTACAGTGAGCTCCACGACGATTGATATTACGCATTGGGTTAATAGTACCCTTGGAGTCGATTATAAAGTGGTAACCACAGTCATCCCAGCCCCTGTCATTGACATGGTAGCGTTTAATCTGTTTAGCTGTAACCCCGTGACGGGTAGCTGAACAATGTAATATGATCTCTTGTATGGGACGTTTAATAGACATTAGAGTAACCTAGAGAGTAATCCAAATATTATTAGTATAAGGCCTACACCTGTATATACCTTAATCTTTAGTGGGATAATAGCTTTCTTAATGTCTTTAATGTCTTCCTTCATTTCATGGATGTCTTCACGAACAATATCGCCTATTGGACATTCTCTCCATGATTCATTGGGACAGCTCATTCATCCTCCTCAAGTAGGCTACGTAGGAGTGATCCTTTCTTGTAGCCGAGAATAGTTCCTAATGTAGCATCGTCTTTTGCAGCTCGTATGGCATGGGGTTCGAAGGGGATTAATGAACCTGCTGATTTCAATGCTTTTTCTCCCTTGCCTTGTAGTAGCTGTTTTGCTGGGGTTGTTGCAGCTGGGTATGGCTGTAGTCCCTCTAGTGGTAGAGATGTGGCTGCTTGAATTGGTTGGAAATTGGGGACGTGGTAGCCGGTTACTGCTCCGATCATTTCATTTAGTATAATTGGGTATGCAAGGCGTTTTGCTAGAGTTGTGTAGTTACCGCCTTCCCAGTCTGAGATAAAGCGCATAGCAGAATTACGGGACCATGTAGTAAGGGGTACTGCTTCTCCTAATGCTCCTCGTAGTAGTTGTGGTTTATCAAAGATTGAGTACATGTAGTTAGAGCGTAGGGTACGGATCATAGCTGCTGTATAAGCTGCTCTCTCTGGACTAAACTTTAAAGCGTCTGTAATAGCGGCTTTTTGTGTAGGTAACAATCCCTCTACATGGTGGGGTTGTAAGCCTTTAGTCATTATATCGTCATATACACCTAAGAACACTGTTTTACGGTTCATGCTGCGATCTAAGTGAGAGAAGGGTTTTAGCATGGTTTCTGTGTATTTGTCAACACCACGTTCGATTAGTGTCTTAGCAACAGAGCCTTCTTCAAGCTCGCTTAGTTTAAGGCCTGTGGGGTTAGCTACCTCGTTCTTAGCTCTGGCCCATACCTTAGCATATTTCTTAGGGGTTTTGAGGGCCATACGTTGGCCTTTAGCTATAACCTTCATTCCGTTCTCAGGACCCGCCACTACCCAGGGCTGGGCTAGCTGTTTAGTGTGAGCTGGGAAAGAAGTTCCTATCCAGGAGCCGTACATGACCTTATTAATGGATCGCATTACACGTCTAGTAACACCTGGTCTGGTCTTGCTTAATACCTCTTCAATAAGCTTTAGATCTACTTTACCTGTGTCTGATACTACTTGATCGAGGAATAGGGCTGCATCCTGCTCTTTACCTAATCCTGTAGTATCTCTTATGTATTTAGATAATGCTGTAGCATCCTTTTCGCGTCCACGTAGTTTAAGCATAGACATATTATACTTGATGTTTGCTGTTACATCTGGGGTAAGGATAGCACCGTTACGTAGTTCTCCTATACGTCTACTGATTAGCTTGGTTAGGTCTTTAACATAAAGGTCTTCTGGTAGAGGAGCTTCTTCTGCTCTGCTTTGTACGAATCCTGGTAATATTTCCTCTTTAGCTTGTTTTGGAGATACTAGCTTACGAAGGCTCTTAGGTACTTTACCGCGTTGCTTAATAGGTACTAGGGTACGTCTCATTGTGGCGAAGTAGTTATCTGCCTTATGGAGCTTATGGCCCTGGGTTTTAGCTACCTGCCACATGCCTTCTTCTAATGCTTTAACATGCTGGGTAATCTTAGGATCTAGTGTACCGTTTCTAAGCTGTGTAAGAGCTTCTTCGCCTGATATACCGGCCTTCTTAAGCATCTTTACTATCTTATTAGCTGACTGTTTAAAGATATTGGTTTGGATTGTAGCTGCATTATCTTTTACAAACATCATTCTAGGTATGTTACCTAGTCCTTCAGTATCTCCGGCTTTATCTAGTGCTGAGAAGTATTCTGTTGGATTTGCAAATGTTCGTTTCCAGCGTGCTACTGGTTTTTGTTTAGCTACTTCAAAGCCCATTTCTTTTAGGTATTTAGTGTATAAACGGCCTTCTGCTTCTACTGCTCCACCTGCCTTAGCTTCGGCTTCTGCTAGTTTAGAGCCTGCAATAGCAGCATCATCGAGGGCTGCAACTGGAGCTTTCTTGCCTTTAGCAAATACTTTAGACATTAAGCTAGAGACTTTTTGCTTAGCTTCGGCTTGGGCAATGCGATTTGCAGCCTGTTGCTCTAGCATATTGAAGTAAGAGTTATCTGCTAGTTTCTGTACCCTTTTAACCTCTTTAGCCGATTTAGTCATCTTGGATAGGGCTTTCATGCCTTTACCTGTTGCAAGTAGGATAGCTGGATCCTGTACTGCTACGCCTGCTTCACCGGCTAGGTTCATGAGATCTGGGTTAACTAATGCTGTAAGAGCGTAAGGCATGGTCATTGGGTTAGCTAAACCTGCTATAACCATAGGTTTGTTGTCTTTAACTAGTTGACCAAATTTACTTTGTATGGATTTAGAGCCTTCCCTTAATGATTTATCAAGATCTTTTCCGAGTAGGCCTTGGGTCCATTCGCTTCCTCCGATGTCTTCACCCTTCCATAGGGCATCCCACATACGTCCTACAAACCTGGAATCGTCTCCTCTTATTGCTTTAGAGGCTTCTGACTCAGCTACCGGTAATATGTTCTTAATTGCACGATGGGCTACAGCTGCTGGGAAGGTACCTGCAATGCCTTCACCAACTGCCTTCACAGTGTCTGAGAGGCCGTAGGAGGGGATTTCTTGGGGCTCTGAGGGGGAGAGGTTCATAAAGTCCTGATCGTTTAATACAGGGGCTTCTGGGGCCTCTAGGAAGTCATTGTCGGAGAGGACCTTAGGAGTTGCTAAGAAGTCATTGTCAGTAAGTGTTTTAGGCATTAGTCAACTGGACGCCATTTACCATCAGAACTACGTTTATAGCGTATACCGTCCTTTTCTCTTATGTCACCTGCTTTGAACTTTTGTTGTTTACTGGCTGGTTGAGCGACGCCTCCGTACTTGGGTACCTGAAAGCTTAATGCACGAGCGTCCTTTTTCGAGGATTTAACTGTGGCTAGTACTGCCTTTCTCTGTGACTCTGATAGCTCTGGGTAGGCATCTGCTATCTGCTGTAACAGCTCTGCGTCAGTGTAATCCTGTCCCCATTGCCAGCCTGGCTTATCTGTAGCTATTGCTCTAGGGTCTACACTTAGTGTTTTAGTTGTTTTAGCTTGATCTTCTCTAGTCAGGAGGTCCTGTTCTTTTTGGTAGTCAAACTTATCTTGCCGTAGCAGATCTTGAAGCTCTCCTCTTCCCGCTGATTGTTTGCGAAGATCTAGGCTTTCACGTTCAAAGGGAGTCATAGCCCTGGAGGCACGCATTACATCAGCTACTTTAAGCATGGTTAATTGGTTCATTAAGTTAGATTTAGATTTAACGTAGTCAGTACCAGTAGAAGATACTGCGTCTCCTAGACCTTCTAATAGAGCTTTAAGTGCTTTTTTACCACTGGCCATAATAGTTCCTTATCTGTTACCACCTGGGATGAATCTTAGGTCTGCTCCACCTGGGCTTAGTTGTGGGCCTGCATCGTGTATGCTTCTTGGTCTGTCGTCACCTGGAGCATCGTAGAGTCTACGGTCATCTGATTCTACTGTTTCATCGTATTGGAATGGAGGGTTGATGCCTGCGTCTTCGAATATGTCGCCGTAGGCTTCAAGGATGTCGTTTTGGGCTTGTTTACGGCAGAGCTGGTAGCCGTCACCGGATTGCTGGTTTTCATCGCCGCAGGCTGCTAGGCGGTTTTGGAAGTCTGCTATCCATAGTTGTGCTCTATCTACTGATAGGCCTTGGGCTTCTTGGTCTACCCTTATTTGTTCAAGGCGTTGCTGGTCTTGACGTAGCCATATTTCAGCGTCTGTGCCTCTTATATTGTTGACGAGGTTAGCTGTATCTATGCCTAATTGACGCACTGAAATGGCGTTATTGCGGTTTTCGATGTCAGCTGCCTGTTGCCAGTTACCTGACTGTATGGCTGCATCAAACTGCTGTTGGTTGCGTTGGCGTAGGAGATCTGCTTCTGCTGCCATTCTGTTGGATTGTAGTTCTAGGAAGGCTTGTCGTTGGGTCTGTTGTAAGTCCCTTTCGCCTAACCTGTTTATACGATCACCGAGGCCTGAGTCTGTAAGGCCACGTTCTGAGAGGGATTCGTAGCGTTGTTCCCTGGCTGGTTCTGCTTGACGGGCGAGGTCGATGTTTAAGGCTTCGCGGGCTGAACCGAACTGTTTGTCAAGAGCACTTGAGACGCCCTGCATGCTGGGGAGTTTGATGTCTGGGACAGAGATATCAGGGATACTGAGGGGCTGGTTGAACTGCCCCATGCTGAAATCCTCAGGCATAGTGAATTGGCCTGGTATGCTGCTACTTGAACCGCTGAAGCCAAATGGGTTGTTTTGGAGGCCGCCTGGGCGGGGTTTTTGTCCTTGGTCAACACCCATGTTGTCGTATAGTTTTTTGATTACCATTATACTTTCCTCCTACCGGTACCTGTTACGATGGGGCCTTGGCCGCCTGCACCTGTTTGTCTGGTGGTACCGCCTTCATATACTTGGCTTTGCGTTCTGGATTGGGTGCCTCTGAGGAGCTGTCTACGACCTCTGGCTTGAAGGGCTGATGCTTGGTTTCTGCGCTTGCGTTTTCCTTCGAAGGAGGCTTGACGGCCTTTCTTGTCGTCCCCGCCTGCTAGGGCTCCGAGGCCTTTGAGGGCTGCTCCACCAGCTTTCATGCCCATTTGCATTTTCATGAGTTTCATTTGATGTTTGCCGTATTGATCCATGTATTTAGTTACAGGATCGCTGTCTGCTGCTTTAGCTGGAGAAGGAGGTGCGCTTATGTTGGCTGATGAAGTAGTATCTTGCATACCTGCACCGAGTTGTTCTGGTTTAGGGGTGCCTTGGAAGGAAGGAGCGCCTTTGACTGGGTTGATGCCACCTGGTGTGGGGGCTGGGGTGTGTGGTTGATCTGTGGTTAGAGGGGGTACCTGTGAGGCTTGAGCTGTAGGTAGTCCAGTGTCGCCTGAGAATAGATTAGAGTATTGATCCATGCCTTGTACTGCGGATTGTCCAAGGGAGTCTAATACGCTAGGTTCTGGGGTAGGCATGGTAGGACTGGGGACTGAGGGTACTGGGGCCATTGCCATGTCCATGGGAGGAGTAACGGCTCCTGGGATATCAGGGGTTACTGAGGGCATTGCTGCGGCGTCTACGCCTGGTACAGCGCCTGCACCCATGCCTCCTGCCATTCCAGCTGAAGCAGCCATCATAGCTGGAGCTGCAAGTACGCCCATTGCTTGACCTAGTTCTGGGTCGATTGCGCTCATTATGTTCATTATTGGTCCGCGTCCACTAAGCATTGTAGTTCTCCTTCTTTAGAGACCATCTTATTTCATTATGGTATTTATCGTTATATTTACAGGATTCTGGTATTACGCATTCTTTGGTAAAACCACCCTGTTTAAGTATGTCATTGGTACGGGTGTCGTCTTCTACTGTTAGGCATACGATCTTTTTGGTGTCTCCGTCGAATAGGTACTTAGCGATGTCTTGCATTATTTCTAGGCCGTAGCCTTGTTTCTGTTTATGGTTAAAGAGGATTATAGAGACGTCTGAGATACCTGTGTTTAGTTGTCTGTTTATGTTTACCCAGCCTACTTTGGTAGTAGCTTCATATATAGCCATGAGGCTGCCGTATTTGGTCTGTATTGAACGAAACTGGGGTTGGTTAAGGAATGGGGGGTAATGCCTGAAATAAGTGGCGTAATTGGGGTCTATGTAGAGCTTCCATAGAGTGTTTACATCGCATTCTGTAGAATACTGGTATCGTAGCATTTGGCTCCTTAGTTAGGTAGGGTCCAGAGAGCAGCTCCATCCGAGTAAAACATAACTGATTCGTAGTTAGAGCACATTACATAGGAGGCCTGGCCGTCGATTAGTTCGCCATCTGCTCCTACAATGGTTATATTGTAAGCGTTTCCGCAGGTTCCGGCTTCATCCTTAAAGATGAATATACGACCCGCTTGACCTGTAATCTGAGCTGTAGGGATAGTAATAGTGTAGCTAGATGCAATGGTGGTAATACTCGTTATTACCGTGTTAGCTGCAATTGTAGCTGTAGTTGTTACCTCTTCCCTGTTAAGGGCCATTTGCTTCATAGCTGCTGATACGGTACAGGCTGATAGGGTTTTATTTGATAGGGTTTGGGAATCTGAGGTACCTACGAGGTCACCGGAGACGCCGTGGACAGCTGATTGGTCTGCCTCGTGGGTATTGATATAGTCATTGGTGTTGTCTATATCAGCGTCGATCTTGGTTCCTGGGGATGATTGGGTACCAGTTCTTGTGTGAAGTCTAGAAACAGCCATGTTAGCTCCTTGTTACCAGGCGGATAGTGCTACTCTGCGCCAGGTGTTTTCTGCTACACATACGTATAGATGAGTTGTATTAAAAGCCCATTCGCCTTTGCTGCCGTTAGAGGTAGCTGTGGTAGGGACTGTGTTAGAGGGGTTTTGGAGTAAGTATTGCCAGACTGATACGCGCCAGGCGTCTAGTTCTGGGTTATCGTAGTCTTTTGGGGGTGCTTTAGGGGGTAGCATTAGTATCTGAACCAACGTCTTCCTAGGGGTTTAACGGCTACTATTATGCGGTTGAATTGGAAGTCTGAGGAGCCGTTGTTGTTTTCTATTTTAAATCTTAGTGTTCTAAAGGCTGCTTGGGTTAGGCCATCTGCTGTATGGGAGTCGTCTACTTCTTCGTAGCTGTCCCAATCTATGGCAACAGACCAGTCGATTTCGCTGGACCAGTTGATTTGGCCTGAGGTAAGGTCAATAGTGTCTGAGGTGTTAGTGGAGTCAGCGCCTTTATCGTAGTCGATTGTTAGGGTTAGACCGCCGGTATCTGTGGCTGAGACGAAGGATACGAGTTCGCGGAGGAACTTCATTTCGCCTTCGTCATCGAAGTCAAAGTATTTGGATATGGCGTAGGCGTCTACTTCAATGCAGCGGGCTGAGATGTCGTCTACGTAGAAGGTAGAAGCGGCTGTTGTGTCTGATTTAAGGGTAATGCGGGATGTTGTTGCTGTTGCAGTGAAGGTGACTGTCATTTGGCCCCATGCTTTCGAGCTTGCTGAGGAGCCTGTTACCTCGTTTGAGGCGTCTGTGTCTTCTTTGGCTATTTGTACTTCTCCTGCTGAAGCGTAGCCGTAGGCATATACACGGTAGCGTTTACCTACTGTAGTAGTTATATCTTGATAGATACCTTCGTTGACTGCGTCTGTTACAACCTTAGCTTGGATAGAGCCTTGGTAGGGAGTAATGGTGTCGTTGTCGTCTGCTTCACAGGTGGTGGTAGAGCCGTAGGCTGTGTAACCTGTGGGTGGGGCTGTGCCATCTGCGATGCCTTCAAAGCTGCCTGTAGTTACTAGTTCAGTACCATCTTCTACACCTTTAGTGGATTCGGACATGCGTAGGATGACACCGTCTGTAGTGCCTATGTACATCTCATATTCACCTGCTGTGGAATTGTAGACGAGGGCACAGCAATTAGCATTGATGTCTTTAATAGGCCAGAGGCTATTTGTGTTGTAGTCATAGATTGAGCCCCAGTCGTTGTAGGAGCCTGAGGAGGAGCGGTAGAAGCCAAAATACCAGTTACGTTTGCGGTAGAAGCAGCCTACTGCTGTGTTAAGGCTACCTGAGGCTAAGCCATCAAAGTGTTCGAAGCATTTGTATTCTTCACCCTGACCGGGCATTGGGAGAGCGTATACGTTACCACCTTCGTCAATGGCTTTGTAGCCTTCGTGGGAGAGGAAGATGACTACTTCACGTAGTACGCCTTCTACTTGGAAATAGCCTGTTTGTACTGTATAGCCTGATACGCAGCCTACACCCTTTTTCCAGTCACGGACTGTTTGGAAGGTATAGTCACCGTAGCCAGTTACGTAGCCGATGGAGTTCTGTTTGAAGACTAGGAGTTTTTCACCTAGTTGTCTGCCACCTGTTATTTCTTGGCCATCGTCTGTATCAAAGTTAAGGCGTTGTTCTGTTTCATCCCATCCTGTAGGAGAATCCCTGTCTGAATAGAGGAGGGAGGTAGGGAGGGTAGTTCCAGCTATAGTGACGTTAAGAGCTACTAGACGATCATTAAAGGTGCATAGATACTTACAAAGGCTAGTAGCAGACCAGCCATCTGCGAAGGAGTCCATGAATACACCTGTTTCATCAGTTATATCGCCGTCACTGTCTGTGTCATAGACAACCCAAGGCATTGATGTACCATTGGTACCTATTGCCTTGTTATTGACAGTTACGATGCTGTGTAAGGCAGTAGTAGATAGAGGAGATCCTGCTGAGTCCCAGACTTCTACCCATTTATTGGTGCTAGCGTTGAAGGTGTAGATGCTGTTACCAGCACAGGCGATTAGATGCTGAGTGCTGTCACGTTTCTTGAAGTCATGGATGCCTAGGATACGGGTAGTGCTACCAGAGCCGCCTATTTGAGCAGAATGTCTAATGAATCCAGGTACCTGTTGTAGGGAGCCGTTGTAGTATATGACGTTCTGGCAGTCTGTGAACTCGTTATCCTTGAGTTGGCTGGATAGCTCGTTGGAGTTGAGACCGCCTGAGAAGTCATCTAATGTGATAGATTTGATTTTAGCTTCGTTTTGACCCATTGTTTATCCTATTTCCCATGGATAAGCTGTTTTGACACCTGCTTTTAGGTTGCGTGCTCTTCGTCTCCTTTTCTGGTTACGGCTGTTGCCCTGTTGGGCTTTAAGTTTTGCGATTTCTCGTTCGTTGCGGACAGCTATGGCTTCTGCTGCTTCGAACTCATATAGCCATCTGTGGCCGTATTCAATGGCCATTTCAAGTAGTAAGCTCCACCATTCCTCTGGTAGGTCTGGGACGTCTTCGACGTATTCCATGGGCCAGGGGAGGTGTAGGGCGTAGAGGTTGATTGTGTTGGCACCATCTGGTGTTGGGTCCATGATGAGACGGACGTATTGGCTACGTACATCGTGCATGTCTATAATGGCTAGGGTGGTAGATCCAGCTGAGATGGTTATGAAGCCTACTGTATTTGCTGACTTACGTACCCTGTTTAGTTTAGTGTAAGTATTACTAGAGGTTACGTTGGTAGTGCCGTTGAGGGTTACCTGTTCCTGTATGAGGTTGCCACTGGCGTCTTCGCCTACAAGTCTTACTGTTTCAGATGTGTCGGATGCTGAGGAGGATACAACTGTTATTTTAGAGGCAGAGCTTGGTTGGGCTTTGACTTCATATAAGCCTTCTACTGCGTATCTGAGGGGAGATCCTGAGTCATCTTGGTCTGGGTCCCATAGTTCAATGTCTTTGACAGATACCTCTTCGAGGACGTTATTGTCTGTTTGGTCTACTACGCTTTTAATGCGTCTATAGGCACATTTAACGTAGTATTCACGGGTAGAGGCTACTGTAGCGAAGGATATAGGACGGTTCTTGTGGTCGAAGTCTATCTCTCTGAAGAGACGGTCTTGGGCGTCATTTAGCCATCTGTATATCTGTGCATCTGATAGGGATTCAGCTTTTAGCCTATCCTCTACCTCGTTTTTCATGGTATCCAGTGTCCAGCGGGTCATGAGCTAGGCCTTTCTTATAGTATTGCTATGATTAAAGCTACTAGGAGGGGTGGTATTGAGCCTATCCAGCAGCTAAGAATGTCTGATCTACAGTCTATTCCTTCTGGGGTGTCTATCCATAGGTCTTTAATAGGGTGTTTATCGTGGATTAGTTCCCTGTAGGCTGGAGCGAGAAGGGCTGTCAGGAATGCCCCTGAGAGTCCCAGAATTGGGCTGTGTTGGACGATCGGTAGCCAGATAAGGGGTAGGGTGCACCCGATAAATAAGTGTACCCAGAGACGGCCCCAGTCAGTACGTTCCTGTTTGGAACCTGCTTCCTTGCCCCAGTTACCCTTGGGGTAGATTAGATGTAGTAGTTTTTCTATATATGTAGTCATTTAGCTATTAAACGCTTGATAAGGCCCGTTGAGGTACAAAGTACGGCCGCCGTTAGTAAAATCTCCGTTGAGTACGGTTGCAACACTGTTATCCAACTCATAGAGTAGTGCATAGGAGCCGACAGATGCTGCATGTAGTGCAGTCATTATGTGATAGCCTCCAGTAGCAGAGCTACACCGTCCAAAAATCTGACCATAGTTCTGTACAGCAGATGCGTATGGGAACACAAGTTGCGCTTGAACTGCACCTGCTCCGTCTGTACCTCCATCAGCATTTAAATAAATCATTATGAAGCATTCGCCATTCCTATTAATTTTATATCTATAGGTATTGGCGGAGAATACAGGTGCTGTACCTCCATTAGCCATTAAATACGTACTTGCTGAGGCACCATTCTGTCCTGTTGGCATAGTATACTCAGTAGAAAAGGCTGCTCTAAGAGCGTCTTCAGTACATCCACCATCAAAAGCAGTGGAGAGGTCTGGGGTCCATTCTGTGCCATCATATGTTGCTGTACAGGCTCCAATGAGGACGCAGGGTTTACCTGAGTAGTCGGTACCATCAGCGTAGGGAACAACCACTGATAATTCGTCATCTGTATCGGCAGCGGCGTCTGAATAATGAAAGTAGCCTTCTGCTGGGGTTATAGCCATACAGGGGTTACGAGAGATCATTGGCTGAACGCCTGCTGAAGCGTTAGTGCCATTGATTAGGTAGATGAACCAGGGCATTTCGTTGGCCCAGGCTGCATCTGTGATACCGAGAGTCATGTTTTGATAGTTGGCATCGAAGTCAAATTCTGTGTTAATGGCAGTGGATCTCGTTATATCTAGGAGTACCTGGGTACCATTGCTTGAGTGGGGCATTTCAATTAGGGTCTTGCCTACACAGGCCAGTTTAATGTCATCTGTTCCTGGTAGTGATGCGTGGATCTTTCCTTTACGTAATACTGACATTTGATTGTCCTTTCGTAGTGTTTAGCGAACCGTTTATAGGTACACTATTGATTTGTTCCGTGGAAGATGGCGTCTACTGTAGCTCCGCCTGCTTCGAAGTCTGAAGAGGGGATTCCTACGGTGTAGGCTGCCCAGCGTGGGGCTGTTTGTACCTCCCATTGGCCGGGGTCTTCGGTGTCGGTTCCTGAGGTTGCTTTTTGTACTGAGCCTGCTCCTAAGTAGTTATCTAGTTCAATGCCGCCAGAATAGCCGGATGGTTGAGAGGTGAAGGGTGGGGTTTCTACTGGACCCCACGCACCGAACATACTGAGCCAGAGGTAATCTCCGGATCCGTAGGACATTGTTAGGGAGGCCGAGTTGGGATAGTCGCTGTAGGCACTGGCTTTAGCTGAGATTTCAGGTGGATAGGTGTCTGGGTCTGCTATTCCTGATATACGGTAGGCGATGTATTCTGAGCGTTCGGTTCCTGAGGTTGTTATTACGATTGAGGATTCTCCTCCTGTTGCTTTTTTGTAGCCGATTGAGACTGTGTTTGGAGAAAAGCCTATTGCGTTTACGAGGGTTGTGAAGCCTGTTCCTGACCAGTCTGGAGCTGGGGATGTTTGGTTGAATTGTACCATGAAGGCTATTATTAGTTCTCCTGCTGCAATGGAGCCTGGGAGAGTTATCGTATGGTCGGTGTTGGATACTCCTCCGTCAGAGCTGCCGCTTGTTGTACCTTCTACTACTGGGGATGCCATTATTTAAGCCTTTTGGTTGTGCAGCGGGCTTCGCCGCATATTTTGCATTCTTCGATTATTATTGTTCCTATTTTGGTGTCGTGTTTTGCTATTGGTTGCCAGGTGTGGAAGTCACAGAAGGTTTCTTTTGGTAGGGCTTCTTTTATTGGTCTGTAGAGTTCATGGGTTGCTGTGTGCATGTATCTATCATCTAGCTTTGGTAAGGAACGGGGTAATGGGCCTATTATGCGGGGACATTGGGCTGCATCATCTGGGGGTAGGTCGGGGTCCAATGGGTCTATAAGACGGTAGCCTTCTGGGAGAGTTATTGACTCCTCTTCTAGTGCTTCTAGGTCTGGGTTATCTCTTAGGTTTACTAAGCTCATGAGAAGTCCTGACTGAAGGTACCGTAGTAGTTTGTACCATCGTAATAGAAGGTTATTACGTCTATTTTACCAGAGCCTGAGGTTAGAGTGGGTGCTGTACCACCTGGCCATTTGACTGCTGCGGGCCATGTGATTGTGCGGTCTGAGGAGTCTTGGACTACCTTTAGGACAAGGTTACAGGATCCGTCTGGGGCTGTGAAGGTGTATGTGACATTTTCTGATAGGGTATGAGCTGCTTTGTTGCCTAAACGCCAATCGATTGTAGCTGTTCCGCCAGAAGAGGAGATCGTGGTCTGCTCGAATGATATTGTTTCACCATATGCTTTATCGTTTGTAAACAAGTAGGTCATTGGGCACCTTTAGATAACAAAAAGATTTGAGCCGTCAGATATCAGCCACAGACAGCCGTAGTCAGACACAATCTTTACTGAAGCATCACCATCGATTGTCTCAGCTCCTTGAGTAGCAAGAGTTATATTATTTGTAGAGGCACTGCCGCCTTCATCCTTTACGATAAAGATACGTCCTGCCATTGCGATGTCAGTGGACTGGAAGGTGATGGTATCAGCTGCGACAGAGTCACATCCAAAATACAGAGAGGTTGCTGCGCTATTTGCACTGGCTGTAATAGCTGTGCGGGGAACCTCCAGGCGTCCTTCAAGGTCAATCCCTGTGAGGTTGGTTATAAGGCCTGTTACCTCTAAGTCACCATCTGATTCAGAGGAGACCTGGGTAAAGGTACCGGTTCCTGAAAGACCGTCATCTGAGACAAGATCATCAAAGTGAGAGATAACGGTAGCTGAAGCACCAACAAAGAATGTGTAAGAGGTGCCACCTGTGTCCTCAACCTTAATGTGGTTAAAGAAGGACCTGGTTGTTGAGGCTGCATCTGCTGCGTATAGGCCGTAACCTGCGTTAGCTGTAGCTGTGACAGCCACCTCATTACGGAAAAACTCGTGGGCAGTGCCTGTTCCACCGATGTAGCCAAGACCTGCAAGGATTGTACAGTTGGGGTCTGAGATGGTCCAGTCACAGTCATGGACCCTAGCGATACCAGTTGTACTGAGGTCTGCACAGACTGAGGAGGTGAGGGCTGTACCGGTGTTAACGATGGTACAGTCGTCACAGTAGTGGAGTTCAACCTCACCACCGGTACCGACTGTTACAGCTGATTTAATGGCTGTGCCGCCACATACGCCTGTGTGAGCATATTTAAGCTCACAGCGTTCCAATATAAGCTTACCAGTACCAGAACATGCGCCTACGGCTGGCTGAGAGGCTTGTACGAGGGCCTGGGAGGAGGTCATCATGACTTCGCAGTCGAGGAGGTGGAGATAGCCAGTAGATACCTGTACAGTGTTAATAGCGGTGGTAGCTGCTGTTACCTTAATGGTACAATTCGTTACCTCACAGCCATCCCGCGTATTGGCGTCAATGACGTTGGCGTTGGCTTGCTGAATGATTACGTTATGATAGCTACCAAGGCCTACAACCTGGATGTTGCTAGCACCGAAGGTAACTGTTTCAGTGTAGGTACCTGGCATTACGAGGATCGTGTCACCAGCTGAAGCAGCTGTCATAGCTGCGCCTATCGTGGAGTAGAGGCAGCCTGAACCTACCATAAGGGTGTTGTCACCCATGAGGAGGCCCTTGGTCGCCTGTCCTGAGGCACCTAGTGCTATGTCCCCATCAGCATCGGCTGTGAGGAAGGTTGTTAAGGTGCCGTTAACCTGTTGTTTTAGGGTTACATCAATATCCTCGGCACCTGAGGTAGTTGTAGTAGCGTTACATGCTAATT